TACCTCAGAAAAGATTCTGATCATGTCCGGTGATAAGGACTTTGTTCAGCTGCAGCGTTACATGAATGTCAAGCAATACGATCCTGTTCAGAAGAAGTGGCGTACCACTAACGATCCTGATCGCTTCATGAAGGAGCATATCATTCGTGGCGACGTTGGTGATGGTGTTCCTAACTTCCTTTCAGCTGACAACACGTTTGTAGTTGGCGCTCGTCAAAAGCCAATTAGCCAAAAGAAACTGGATGAATGGCTTAACCAAGATCCTCGCGACTTCTGCGATGAGAACATGCTTCGTGGTTACCTTCGTAATCAGCAGCTTGTTGATTTAAACTTCATTCCAGAAAATCTACGTGACCAAGTGCTTGTTGAGTATGAAGCTCAGGCAGGCAAGGGCCGTGGTAAGCTATTCAATTACTTTATTGAAAAGCGTCTCAAAAACCTCCTCGAAAGTATCAATGAGTTTTAATATGCCAAGACAAACAATTGCACAAATTATAGAAACAGCATCAAAGATCGAAGTCATAGAAGATCGTGCTCAGTATCTTCGCGACAACGATTCATCAACTCTTCGTTATATTCTTGAACTGGCTCTTGTGCCAGGTGTCGAGTGGGAAATTCCTGAAGGAGCTCCACCATTTAAACCATGTGAGTACTTAGATGTAGAAGGTCGACTTCACCAAGAAGCTCGTACTCTTTACATGTACCTTAAAGGAAACCAACCCGGTCTTACACAATTGAAACGTGAAATGCTTTTCATTGGTCTTCTTGAGTCCATTGATAAGCGTGATGCCAATCTATTGATTGCCGTCAAAGACAAGAAACTACCTCGTACTATCTCCACCAAAGTTGTCAACCTCGCATTTCCAGGGTTAATCAATGAGCAAGTCAATTAAGCGGAATAATAAGTACTATAGCCATGATGATGATCTTTACGAAGACCACCACTACGAAAATCATGGCCAAAAGCTTTTAGAGAAACGAATTCGTTCAGCTCTTCGTTCTCGAACCAAAAGCGGTTTGTTTGATTTAATTGAAGAAGATTATTAATGCCAATCTATGAGTTTAGGGACAAAGAAACTGGGGAAACCTGGGAAGAGTTCCTTTCTATGTCTGCACGAGAAGAATACCTTGCAGAAAATCCACACGCAGAACTAGTCATTGGTGCTCCTGCTTTCATTTCTGGAATTGCAGGCGTTACTCATAAAAACGACGATGGCTTTAAAGATCTGTTAAATAGGATTGGAACAGCAAATCCGGCTTCTCCTCTCGGACAGCAACATGGAGATAAGAGCATTAAAGCCACTAAGATTCGCGACGCCGTTAATAAAGCTAAAAACAAAAAATAAGGATGATTCGTGACTGAAGCAAGACTTACCAAAAGACAAAAGAGAATTCTACGTCAAAACGGAGAACAAGATCTGCTGAACAACAAACCGAGTTTCAACTCTCCAAACTTTAATCTAAAACGAGTTCATCCACTTACAGACAACCAAAAGAAAACGTTTGATGCATTCCATAGTGGTAAACATCTAATGCTTCATGGCATGGCTGGTACTGGTAAGACTTTTCTTTCAATGTATCTGGCAATTAAAGATTTGATTGGTGGAACAAGCGAACAAGAAAAGATCTACGTAATCCGTTCTGTTGTTCCGACTCGTGACATGGGATTCCTGCCAGGATCTCAGAAAGAAAAGATGAAGGTCTATGAAGCTCCGTACTATGCAATTTGCAGCGAGCTTTTTGAACGTGGAGATGCTTACGACATTCTAAAACAAAAGAATGCCATTGAGTTTATGAGTACCTCATTTGTTCGTGGTACTACACTGAACAATTGTTATGTGATCGTTGATGAGATCAATAACATGACGTTCCATGAACTTGATTCTGTTATCACACGTATCGGTAAGAACTGCCGAGTGATTTTTTGTGGAGACTTCCGTCAGTCTGACTTATCTCGTGAACAAGAGCGTAATGGCTTAAAAGAGTTCATAAAAGTGATTGACAGATTATCCGATTTTGATTATATTGATTTCTTAGAGGCCGATATTGTGCGCTCTAAACTTGTGAAGGAATACATAATTGCACGCCAAAAGCTTGGACTACAACCGTAAACATTTCGAATTTGATTTGCTCGAGTTTGCAAATCTAAATCGTATTGATGGTGAAACTGCTCGTTTGTACGAGACTCCTACCGGTCAAAGGTATCCATCGGTCACTACCGTTCTCGGTAAGATGTCTGATAAGACTGCGCTCAACGAATGGCGCAAGAGAGTAGGTGATGAGGAAGCCAATAGGGTTTCTGCGCGAGCCGCATCTCGTGGGACGTCTATCCATAACATGTGTGAGAAGTACATTCTTGATCAAGAATTTGATACTTCGTTGCCACATAACATGGTAATTTTCCGTCAGATTAAAGGAATCCTTGACGAAAAGGTTGATATGATTCGTGCTACTGAATGCACACTCTTCAGCCATCATCTCAAGATTGCTGGTACCTGTGACTTGATTGCAGACTACGATGGTAGGCTTTCCATTATCGATTATAAGACATCCACTAAGCGTAAGCGTAAAGACTGGATTGAAGGTTACTTCTTACAGTGTAGCCTCTATGCCTACATGCTCTGGGAAATGACTGGAATTGCAATCAAAGACATCGTGATTATAATTGGTGTTGATGATGAAATCGATGCACAGGTCTTTGTTGAACGGCCTTCCAATTATATCGAAAAAGCTGCTGATCTTGTTCGTAGCTATCACCAATTATATGGAAACAAATGATGAATCAATTATGGCAATATTGGAGAGCTGCAGCTTCTGAGCAGCAAATCTCACATATCATTGAAACCGGAAATCTTCAACCAACAACGGTTGCCGGAATAGGCTTTGACGGATCTACTAAGAATCTTGAATATCGATCAAGTGAAATTAGATGGATTCCAACTTCAACCAGTCCAGACATTACTAACATGCTATGGTACTATGCACAGGTTGCCAATCGTAATGCGTTTGGATTTGATATCACCTATCTAAATGATATTCAATACACCACATATAATGCTACAGAAAATGGCAAGTACGATTGGCATCACGATGCGTTTTGGGCTAACCCTACGACATTTGATCGTAAGATTTCTATAGTAATTCAACTTACAGATCCTAGTGAATATGAAGGTGGTGACTTTGAAATTGATCCGCAATATCCACAGCTGCCAAAAGAAGAGATTAGAGAAAAAGGATCTGTTCTAGTATTCCCATCTTTTATTCCTCATCGAGTTACTCCTGTAACAAAAGGTGTTCGCCGTTCCTTGGTATCCTGGATTGAAGGACCAAAGTTTAGATAAACCATTCATAGTATTGAAAAATAAAAATGCACCCTGGGTTTCTGGGGTGCATTTTTTTATGTACATTATTATGAAAATAAACTATACTAAGAATATAAGGAATGAAAGGAAAACATTATGACTCGTTTGTATGAATATATTCTTGCTCAGGATGATCCGTATGATTTTATCTATGAAGCTCTCGGTGGAACTCATGGTGTTGAAACCATGAAGACTTGCACTGAAATGTATAGTGATATCTCTGCAGATCATATGCTGCACCCTGATGATGACTTTGAAAAGATCATCGAGATCATGGTTAACCACATGGAAGAAGATGTATGAGCAATTCTGCTACCATTGAATACTTTGGAATGCCAACCGTTGAACAGGCCATTGCAAATTACTTTGCAAAGCATGGAGTCACTGAGGATGTTCGTGACTATTTGATGGTCCTTGAAGTCGAAAAGCCTGATGATTTTTTTCAGCTAGTATGTGATTTTATTGAAAAAAACGGTTGACATTTTTATCAAAATATACTATACTAATAATATAAGGAATGGAGATTGTTATGCATTATGTTCTTATGATTGCCGGTTTGATTACAATGTGTGTACCTGAAGAAGCTGGTTTTCTTCGGTTCGCTCTTCAAGGTGGCCTTGGTCTCAGCATGTTCGGCTTCGGTACGCTGATTGCTCTTGAAGAAAATAATGCATAATGTTGTTGACATTATTTTGAAAATAGACTATATTTAATTATCAATTGGAAAGGTTTTTGTTATGGCACATATGATTGAATTTATGGATGGCAAAGCTTCGATGGCTTATGCTGGTGAAACTCCGTGGCACGGTCTTGGTACTGAAGTTCCTGCCGATATTACTCCTGTTGATATGCTCAAGGCTGCCGGTCTTGATTGGCGAGTGACTCCGGTTCCTGCCTTTGCTGAAATTGCTGGTAAGCAGGTTTCAGTTGGCCACTCTGCTCTGGTTCGTGATGTTGACAATAAGATCTTGGACGTTATCACTGACGACTGGATTCCGAATCAGAACGAATCTGCTTTCGAATTCTTCAATGATTTCGTTGCAGCCGGTGAAATGGAAATGCATACTGCTGGTTCGCTTCGTGATGGCCAGCTGGTCTGGGCTCTTGCCAAGGTCAAGGAAAGCTTCGAGCTTTTCAAGGGTGATACAGTAGAGTCCTACCTCCTCTTCACCAATCCTCACAAATATGGCTGGTCAATCGACGTCCGGTTCACTCCAATTCGTGTTGTTTGCAACAACACTCTGACTCTCTCGCTCAATACTCAGTCGAGCAAGATTGTAAAGGTTAGCCACCGTCGTGAATTCGATGGTGATCTGGTCAAGGAAACTCTTGGTGTTGCCAAGGAAAAGCTTGCCAAGTACAAAGAAATGGCTGCTTATCTCGGTTCAAAGCGTTTCACCGACGAGTCGATTGTAGATTACTTCACTCGTGTCTTCCCAGTATCTGGTTCCAAGAAGGAAATCAGCAAGAATGCTGGTATCGCTCTGGAAATCATGGACCAGCAACCTGGTGCAGAATTTGCTGAAGGTAGCTGGTGGCAGGCATTCAACGCTGTCACTTTCATGACCGATCACATGATTGGTCGTAATTCTGACAATCGTCTGACTTCGGCTTGGTATGGTGCTAATAAGAACCTTAAGACTAAGGCACTGGAAACTGCCGTAGAATTTGCAGACGCAGCATGATTGTAACTTACCTGCCATGGCTAATGTCATGCCTTACCATTTGGATGACGTTGCTGGCAGGTAACAATCACCCACGTGCATGGGCAGTTGGACTCGGCAATCAAGTCCTTTGGATTACATGGATTATTGCCAGCCAAACGTGGGGATTGATTCCGATGAGCATTGCGCTTGGAATCGTTTATGCCCGCAATCACTTCAAATGGAATACTGTGGAGGAAAAGAAAGAATCTGTCGATAATAAATAATGCATGACAGAAGAAAACGGTACTTACTTTGTAGGAATGTCTTT